ATGATTGCGATCGGTGAGCCGCGGCCAAACGCGCCCAGGGCATCATTGATGGTTGCCAGCTCGGCCTCGATCGCCTGTCGCTCCTGGTTGCGCACGGCCCTGGGGGTGCGCAGCACAAACGCCACCATCAGCGCCATTGATGCCAGGAGGATGAGCCCGGACCCCAGCAGCGTCATCATGCCGGCCACGCTACAGCCAGCAGGGTGGCTGCCAGTACGGCGTAAATGAACGTGGTGGCGAGGCGGTCCATGTGGTGGCGCTCAGTGCTGTAACGCTTCATGGGGGGTGCTCCTTTTGTAATTATTCGCGGGGGTGATCATGCGGCGAACATATCGTATTGATTCTTATCGGCCTGCTCGATATTGCGCTTGGCAAGGTTGTAATAGCTGGTTTTCAGCTCGACGCCGATAGCCTTGCGGCCCAGCTTCACGGCCATGTAAACCTCGCTGCCGATGCCCATAAACGGCGTCCAGACAACATCGCCGGGATTGGTCCACAGCTGGATACACCTTTCTATTACGTCCAATTGCAGCGGGCAGATATGACGCTCGTCGTCGCTCTCGCGGCCTTCCCTGAAATTCAGGGTATCGGTCTGGTTGATGTCGTCCCATACCGGCGAGGCATATTGCTGCCACACGTCGATACTGGTGCCGCCATTGGCTGGGACGTAATACAGTCGTCCGTCCTCACGCTCGAATTGGGCAAACGACGATGGTGGGTTGTCGCCGACGTAATACTTGAACTCGCCTGATATTGGATCATCGTTGTCGCCTGGTTTGCGCATCACCACGACATAATCGGCAATGCCCATGCGCGACATGGATGAGTCTTTCTTAATGGTCTTATGCAGCAGCCCGAGCGCCTTGGTACGCTGCATGGCAACTACCGGGTCTTTCCAGATGCACACCTCGGAATGATAGATAAAACCCTGCGCCTGATACTCGCGGATAATGTCGCCCCTGAAATCCTTTAGGCCGATGAATCCATCATTCTGCTTTGAGGAGGGTAGATTCATGCAGTGGATGGCGATATTGCGCCCCGGCTTCATCACCCTGATCTGCTCTTTAATGAGGTATCGGTATTGCTCCCAAAACTCCTCATGGCTTTTGACGTTGCCCATGTCCCTGTCGGAATTTGAGTAGGTATACAGGCTGGCAAACGGCGGCGAGAACACACTAAAACCAACGCTATCGCTGGCCAGTGACTGCGCCACTTCCACTGTATCGGCGTTGTATATTGCGTAGTTGTAGCTTATATCCTGGCTGATTACGTTCATAGCCTATCCCATGCCGGTAATTGGATTTTATCAACGGGGCAGTAATCTGATTTCTCTGCACTCGCTCCCTTGATTTCTGCTATCGTGAAATCGCGCATGACAGCCGCCATCTCCGATGCCATTTGCTCATTCTGCTTTTGCTTTCTGCGGATGTTTTCGAGTACCGCGCCTTCGGTATCGGCAGTGATGATGTGGACGTGTACGGGCTTGTCCTGGCCGAACCGCCAGCACCGACGCACAGCCTGATAAAACGACTCCCATGAGTCCGACAGCCCAACAAATACCATGTGATTGCAGTGCTGCCAGTTAAGGCCAAAACCTGCGATCTTTGGCTTGGTGATGAGTTTCTGCACGTCGCCGGTGTAAAAGCCTGTTAACAGTGTTTCCTTTTTATCCGGAGGCATTGATCCAAATACCTGCACTCCTCCCGCGATACTGCTTTCGAGTTTTGCGCTTTCGTCGTTCAGGTGACACCAGACAATGCAGGGGCCGTCTACGCTGTTTGCAATCTCTGCCGCCTTTTCAACGCGCAGATCCACCGACTCTCGGCGGGCTTCATTGCGTTCCTGCAATCCCTGCGCGACCTTGGCGAAAAGCCCATCATTGACGCCGGTTTCAACTACATGGTCGTGGTAGACCAGTTCGGGCAAGTCGTACCCATCGCCGCAATATCCCAAGTCTGCCGGGTTGCGAATAACCAGTGCCCACGTTGAGAGCCACTCCCAAAACTTGAACCGGCCATGCCCTTTAAGCCGCCACTTGGCCGTATCCTCGCCGTCATGAATGAAAAACATGGCGAGCATTTCCACTTGGGACATGATGCCGAGAAATTCCGCCTGCGTTCCCAGCTCCATAAAGTCATTCGGCGAGGGTGTCGCGGTGCAGGACAGCCGATAGGGAATTGTCTGCGCAAAGTCGGTGATATACCGGCGCATTTTCCCGTCCATGCCTTTCAAGATGCTGGACTCATCCAACACGATCCCGGCATAACTGGCAGGATCAAAGTTTTTCAGCATCTCGTAATTGGTTACATGGATGCGGGCATTGCAAAATTTTGGCTCTCGGATGTACTCGCAGGCGATGCCAAACTTCTCACCTTCGCGCACGGTCTGCTGCGCCACGCACAAGGGCGTTACTACCAGCACAGGCCTATCGGTTTCCTCGACTACCAGATACGCCCACGCCAATTGCATCAGTGTTTTGCCGAGCCCAGTGTCTGCAAATAGTGCAGCACGACCACGGCGACAGGCCCATTTAACCGCGTCAACCTGAAAGTCTTTTAGCGGCCACAGCATCTCGCTTGCGGAAAATCCAGCGTCTATGTGCTGTATCTTTTTCTGTGCGATGTATTCTTGATACGCGCGCATAATCAACTTTTCTGAGTGGTATTAGACGGCGCGTACAGCGCCGGCATGCTGCCAGTGCCGCATATCCGCACGAGACGCCCACTGATGACCAGGCGATACAACTCCTCACGCACAACGGCAGGGCGGCGGCCCACGGCCTCGGTGATCGCCTGTTGCGTCATCGGCCAACCGCCCTGCAGCACATCAATGATCAGAGGCATCGTGTTACCTCCTCGGGGATCTGCGGGATGTACCAGGCGAGGTTCAGGCGCTGCGTTGGGGTCGCGCTGTCGGCAGGCCTTGCCGTGGGGATCGAATACGTGCGCGTTTTCGTGCCCGGCAACTTGTGGGATTCCAGCACATCGTTGCGGCACATATTGCCAATCGTGGAGGACACGTCGCGCTTGTGACGGCCGAGAATTGCGGCAATCTCGGTGCCTGTCAGCTGCTGGCCGTTCAGCAGCTCGGGGATTGCCAGGATGTCAGTGCGAATGCTCATCGGCGCTGCGCCTCCAGCAGCGGCAGGAATGGCGCGCGCCGCGCTTCGGCCAGCTTCAGCTCGCGCTGCTTGGCCACAGCTTTCTCGGCGGCCTGCTGGGCGGTGTAGCCAAAGAACACACCGAAGTCGGCGCGGATCATGTGCCAGTCCGGTTTCACCTGGCGGTAGCTGAGAATCCGCAGGCCGCTCATGGGGCCTCCTGCGGCTGACCATTAACGAGGGTATAGAACACATCTCGTTTGATGCCGTTACGCCCGGCAATGCCAGCCCATGTGTGGGTAATTTCACCATCGTTATTGCGCTCGACCAGAAAAAGGGCGCAACCATCGGGAGCTTTTACACGGCCCTTAAAGCCTGTGCTGATGGCCGCAGCGTGTTGTGGTTTGCCGTCGTCGCGGGCAATGATTTGACTAGATGAATAAGCCCCTGTTGTGAGGCTGGCTGACCTGTCCCCGGTGGCGCTGCTGGCTGACCTGTACCCGGTGGCGCTGCTGGCTGACCTGTCCCCGGTGGCGTGCTCCGAATCGGCCGGGACGCACTTACTCTTAACGTAGGCGAAGGCAGCCGACACTATCCCGGGTATCGTCAGCTCGGCTTTGATTTCAATGCGAGCGCTGGCGACTTTTGAGTCGTCGGAGTGACGCGCGATATCGCCAGACTGCTCAACCAGGGCGAACCGCGACTCGCCGGGGTTGTAGTATTTGAATACATCCAGTGGGTTTTCGCAGGCATGGAAACCACTTTCGCACGCTTCTACTTTGCCTTCATGAGTGTAGGTCTCGCCCAGCGCAAACTGATAACCACGGCATGTCCAGTCTTTATCGAAGCCTTTGTAGGCCATGATCGGTTCTGGTTTCGATTCAGGTTTTGCGCGCTTTCGCTTTGCTGCTGGTTTTGCCTGTTGTGTATCCATCGTCGCGACTCTCCGTTTTCGTGATGTTGCTGCTTTCAACCCAATAATGGGTTATCGGAGACATGCTGTCAACCCAGTATTGGGTTAATTACGATAAATTTTTTTCGGAGGGTTTATTTCGAGGGTGTTTTGTATCCAGCTTCGCGCTCTGCTACTGAATCGATATATGCGCGGCCCTCATTGGATGCGGCCAGGTATCGCTCGTAAAGCTGTTCCAGACGCGGGGATGCGATCATGTCGCTATTCAGGTTCCGCATCAGCAAATGCCAGCCCGCAAGTTTATACGCTGCGGCTATCTGGTCTGCGGCTTTGATAGATATTTTGTGGCGGCCCGACAGGATGTTGACAACAGTGCTCTGCGGCAGCCCGGACTTGTCGGCAAGGCTGTAGGTGGTGTCGTCATTGATCTTCATCAATGTTTTGATGTTCTCAATTACGACTTCTTTGGTGGGCTTACGCATAAGCCCGAATATTATTCCCATGAATAACCCAAGTGTGGGTTGACTTAGCTGGCAATTTGACCACATACTTAACCCAATTATGGTTTAAGGTTGGTATCTGTCAAATGAGCTATGAGCCAAAAATGCTCCCGGAAGTTAAAGCGATGCTGGAGTCTCAGAAGGGACACTGGCGCGAAATCGCAGAGCAGGCCGGCGTCAATTACAAGGCAATCGCCAACATCATGCAGGGAGTTTCTAAAGAGCCGAGCGTCAACACAGTTGAGAGATTGCACCGCTGTTTGACTGAAAGGTCTGCAGCATGAGCGCCTATCAGCAGTTTCTGGCGGCAAAGATGCACACAGTGGGCACGCATGGGTTTGATCCCCAATGGATGCCGGACTGCGCCTTTGATTTTCAGCAGCACATCATCACCAAGGCGGTACAGAAAGGCCGTATAGGCGTCTTCGCTGACACCGGACTAGGCAAAACCCTGATACAGATAGCGTTCGCTTACAACGTGGTCCTGCACACCAATAAGCGAGTTTTGATATTGACCCCGCTCGCTGTTGCGTTTCAGTTCCTGGCGGAAGCGGAAAAGATTGGGATTGATGACATAGAGCACACCAAGGACGGTGAGTTCACAAAGAAAATCGTAGTGTGCAACTACGAAAGACTACACCACCTGAACCCGGATGACTTCGTGGCCGTGTTGTTGGACGAGTCCAGCATCCTGAAGAATTTTGACGGCAAGATTCGAGACCAGGTGATCGCATTCCTTAAGCGTGTCCAATATCGCCAGCTATCAACGGCCACGCCATCACCAAACGATTTTATCGAACTGGGCAACAGTTCGGAGGCGCTTGGGTACATGGGTTACATGGACATGCTCGGGAAGTTTTTTAAGAGCAACCAGAACAGCGTTGACAGCAACAACCGCAACATCGGTGAAAAGTTTTACCTCAAGCCACACGCGGAAAAGGACTTTTTTGCCTGGGTCAATCAGTGGTCAATCATGGTCAAGAAGCCATCCGACATAGGGTTTAGTGATGAGGGCTACGATCTGCCTCCACTTCACACCAACAAGCACATCGTCCACAACACAAAGCAGTGGACCATTGACGGTCAATCATCGCTTTTCGCTATGCCGGCAAAAACCATGACGGAAATGCGCGAGGAACAAAAACTTACGGTAGATGAGAGGTGCGGAAAAGCCGTTGATCTGGCGCAAGGGAAAACGTCCGTCTACTGGTGCAACCTCAACGAAGAATCCGCATTGCTCGCCAACCTCGACCCCGAAGCGGTCGAGATCCGTGGCGGCATGAGCCTCGACAAAAAAGAGGAACTACTGGTTGCGTTTGCTAACGGCGAGATTGGCCGACTGATTACCAAGGCTCGGATGACCAGCCTCGGGCTCAACTGGCAGCACTGCAACCACACGGTATTCATGCCCACATGGAGCTATGAGCAGTATTACCAGGCGATACGACGATTCTGGCGCTTCGGTCAAAAGCGCGAGGTCACTTGCGACATGGTAATCAGCGATGGGCAGGAGCGGGTACTGGACGCGCTGCAACAGAAAACGCAGAAGGCCATAGACCTGTATGAAAACCTAGTGAAGAACGCAAACCGCGATTTCACTCAAATCATAAAGCCATTCGACAAGCGCGTAAAACTGCCGGGGTTTATATCATGAACACTGCCAAAGACCAGATCATTACCGACCAATACGCAATATACCTTTCCGATTGCATGGAGGTCTTGCCCTCGATTCCCGACAACTCGGTTGACCTGTCGATCTACTCGCCGCCCTTCGCTGGGCTGTACAACTACTCAAGCAGTGAGCGTGACTTTTCGAACTGCGAAAACAAAGAGCAGTTCCTTGATCAGTACGATTTTTTGATTGCGGAAATGGCCAGGGTGACAAAGCCAGGAAGGATTACAGCGGTTCACTGCACGGATGTGTTCGACAACGCCTGCCGGTTGTGGGACTTCCCGCACGAAATCATTCGCATCCATGAAAAGTACGGTTTCCAGTACCGCAACCGAATCACGGTATGGAAAGAGCCCCTCAAGGTGCGCATGAGGACGATGGTTAAAAGCCTGATGCACAAACTGATAGTCGAAGATTCTACCCAGTGCTTTACGGCCATGCCCGATTACGTTTTGATTCTGACCAAAAAGGGCGAAAACGAAGTCCCTGTAACGCACCCGTGCGGATTAAAGAAATACTTCGGGGAAACGCCAATACTGCCCAACATTCTGCAAGCGTGGAACAACGCGAACGATTCAAAGCTAACCGCAGACATGCTGTGGGAAACGCTGAACGCAATGTACCAGGACCACAACGACCCCAAGTCAAACAAGCTGAGCCACTACATCTGGCAGCGGTATGCATCCAGCGTTTGGGACGACATCCGCATAGATAACGTGCTGCCTTTCCGGGACAGCCGCGAGGAAGACGACGAGAAGCATGTACACCCGTTGCAACTCGATGTAATTGACCGACTAGTGGAGATGTACAGCAACCCCGGCGAAGTCGTTTTGACACCATTCATGGGGGTGGGCAGCGAAGTTTACAGCCCGGTATCTCTCGGGCGCAAAGCCATCGGCATCGAGCTTAAAGACAGTTATTTCAAGCAGGCAAAAATCAACCTGGAATACGCCGCCTCGCGCTACGACGAAGAACAAACTCAGGCTGACATTTTTTCAGTAATGGCGTAGCTGTTGACGGTCGAGAGAGAACGAAACCCATAACAACGAGGGTACACATGAGCGCAAAAGCCACCGCCTGGGCCTGGGACCAGGCAATGAAATCACACTCTGCAAAGCTGGTGCTGTTGTGCCTGGCAGATAGCCACGACGCCTGCACGGGCCGTGTCGATGCAGATCTGGCGCACATCAACCGGATGACCGGG